AACATTCTCAACGAAGCATTCCTTGAGCGTTTCGCTGTGACTGTTGAGCAAGATTATCCCCCTGCTGCCACTGAGCGCAAGATTCTCGAGAAGAATTTTGCTGAACTTGGTCTGACTGACGCAGTGTTTATTGAGCGATTGATCACATGGGCTGAAGTCATCCGCAAGTCTTATGCGGATGGCGCAGTTGATGAGATCATCTCGACTCGTCGTCTTGTGCATATCAGCAAGGCATTCTCTATCTTCAACAATCGTTTGAAGGCAATTGAGATGTGCTTGAACCGATTCGATACTGACACCAAGACTGCGTTCCTGGATCTGTACACGAAGGTTGATGCGGATGCGACTGCGCCTGTTGCCTCAGTTGTATCTGATGAAGCCAAGATTGAGACTCACGAAGATCCTACCACTGGCAATTTAAGTGTAACTGTTTCCAAGAATGGTCAGAAACAGAGTGTACTTTTGTCAAGGCAAGAATTGATTGATTCTTTGGGTCAGGGTATGACACCAGATCAGATCGTTGACCGTATTGCCAAGACTTTGATTGTTGCTCTTGATCGTGAAGCGGATGATATTCCGTTCTAATCGCAAGAGTTTACTTTTGCCATTTGTTAGTATATAATAAATGGTATGTTGCAAGGAAAGCCCCGATCTTGCAACATTATTGATGGGGTGTTTTGTGAAGGTATATTATATGTCTAATGCTCTTAATTCGTTTGTTTCTTATCTTGCTGATGGCAACACTGTGACCTCGCGTCAAGTCCGCGCAATGTTCAAGGTTGACAATGCTGCTGACCTTGCCTATCGTGCACGCAATGAAGGTATCTCTGTATACACCAATCGCGTCACGAATTCGCGTGGTGAGAAGGTATTTGCCTATCGTCTTGGCAATCCTTCGGCTCAGTTCGAGAAGTATCTCGACCAGGGTCATATTGCGCGTGCTCGCAAGACGCTCTATCGCGACGCAATTAACGTCTCGATGACTGCCTAATCTTGGCAAAACAAAACCGTTCTGGTTCTCGTGGGGGCAGTTCATGCCCCCACAGTTTTTTGGCACTCGGAAAATACTGAGTTTGACATTTAATTCTTCTGGATATATAATATCATGAGCAGGAGAAGTTTATGACCAAAGTAATTATTGCAAAGACAAAGGTTGATTGTGAGCATTTGCTCGGTCAATTTTTAGACGAATCACATTTTGATACAGTGATCAATGAAGACACTGATTGTTATTTTCAGAGCGAAGATGAAAGCAATATTGCATTCAAGTTTCGCAAAAACTATTTTAGCAAAGAACAACAAGATGCCGCATATGCTGGCTTGCGTGAAGCAGCCACACAAACACAAAATCGTGGACTTGCTGCAGGACCAAAGGGTGAGAAGTGCGGTGGTCGCGAATGGGTAACTGAGTTTCAGTTGCGTGCTATTGACTATCTTAAGAAGCAAGCAGAGAATTCTGTTGTTCAAGTCAATGTAAAAGATGAAATTGAATTATTGCGCGCAAGATATGAGAATGAAGAAACATCTCGTGGTCTTGTTTGGTTAAGTGCAAAGGTCAAAGAAGATGGCTTTGACTTTGAGGAATGGCTCAAGAAAGTCGTCAAGATGCCAATTCAAGAGCGCAAGCAAGAAGCGCAAGGTGTTGAAGAAACTTATATCTCAGACACCACCTATGCGAACGTTGTGTTCTCTGGTATTGCTGGTTGGTTCGATCGTTATCCTCGCATTCCATATGGTCGTGCAACTGCCTATACGCAGCACTCATACGATAAGTTTCAAATGGGATTTCCATTTCTTCAAACACTTGATCGTGGTTTTGCTGAGTTACTTCCAGTTCGTCATGCTGCTCAAAGAGAAGCAGCGGATAAAATCGATCCAGCATTCTTGGTTCCAGGAACAGTCTTTACTACCATCACAGTGAACAAGACTTTTAGAACAGCAGCGCATCGTGACGCTGGTGATTTTTCAAATGGGTTGAGCAATCTACTTGTATTGTCTAACAATGGCAACTATACAGGTGGATATCTAATTCTTCCAGAAGTTCGTGTTGCTGTGAATGTACGTCCAGGTGACTTGTTGTTAGTTAATAATCATGAGTACATTCATGGCAATACTCCAATTGAATTACAAGATGATGTTGCAGAGCGCATCAGTCTTGTTTGTTATTTGCGCGAGAAGATGCTTGAACTGGGAAGTAAAGAATATGAAGATCATCGATTTAATTATGTTGAGTGCCGTCGAAAGAACAAAGAACACAGACTCCAACGAAGACTTTGGAATGGCATTTCTGAAGGAATGTGGGAAGAACAAGAGTGGTATGACTACTTGGAGAAAAATGGTGGCAGACAAATGGTCGAAAAGTATCATCCAAAAGCATACGAAAAGATTTCTACCCTAGAAGATTTGTTCTCATAATATGTGCGCAGTAATTGGTGCTTATATTGAAAAGCCAAGTGATCTTGACTTGGTCACGGTCGCCAAAGTTTTCTATGAATCTAGCATTCGTGGATTACATGCAACTGGTGTGTCATGGGTTAGGAGCGGTCAGATCAAAACTGTAATTGATTCTAAACCTGCCAATCTATTTTTAGAATCTCTTGACCTTAGAAATTGTATCAATGAGGATGGCAATCTATATCTAATTGGTCATTGCCGTTATTCAACCTCTGATCTTGCATACAATCAACCATTATGGAATGAGAATGTTTCCATTGTTCACAATGGTGTAGTGAGTCAAGAGATGCCAGAGAAGTGGAAAGATCTTTATGGTTATGATTGCAAAACTCGCAATGATTCTGAATTGATTGTTCATACACTTCAAGCAAATAAATCACCACTCATAGAGTTTGCTGATGCATCAATGGCTGTGATTGAATTGTATAAAGAAAAGAAGTTGCGTTTTTATCGCAATGGAAAGCGTCCGATTTACTTTACTTCGCTGCCAAATGGCGGTATAATTACTTCAACGAGCGATATTGCCACACGCGCAGGTTTGAGTGGCGCAGTTGAGATTGGTATGAACTCATATGTGACGATGGGTAAAAATCTCTTTCAAAAAGAATTTGTTCAAATTGACAATGCAAAGGATTTACAGCATGTACGATAAAAATACATTTACATATGGTGCTGAAATTGAGTGGGGTGATATTGATCGTCGAATGACTATCCCATCGACTCTTGGTAAGTGGGAATATGCTGAAACAGATATTGTGAATTTGCATCCTCCGTTTGAATATCGTGCGTGCGATCCACTCGGCAAAGAGCCATGGATGGGTGGTGAAGTGAATATGATGCCAACTAAGACTTGGCAGGAACAAGTTGATCGCGTGATGAAACTCTATGAGATGTTTCTTGAGTATGGCAATAAGCCATCCACCTCATGCGTCAATCATGGTCACATTCATGTCTTTGTTCCAGGACTCAAGAACGATGTTGCCGCACTAAAGCGATTGATTGCATATATTAAAGCCAATCAGCAAGATACAATTGATGCATGCTATGGTTTCTATGAAACAAAAGATATGAAGTCATGTGATGGTGCCAAGATGTATTTGAAATACGATGGTGGTCGACCAATGCCAGAGTATATGTGCGACAACATCATCAATCTTGCAACCGACTTTGATCACTTTATTAAACTGCATGCTGCTGGTAAGGATGGTGTATCAATGGGTCGCCCATTCCGATATGCAATCAATACATATTGCATGAAGCATACTGGTACAATCGAGTTCCGTTGCTTCCGTTCAACAACTCGCCGAGAAGAATTAGAATCGCAGTTTCGATTCGTAGAAAGGTTTATTGATGCTGCGTTGAACAAGGGACCCTCAGTAAAAGAAATTTTAGCATCTGAAAATTTCAGATTCCCTCCATTTATCTGGAATGTGAATGAATATCTTGGTTGGGTTCAGACCAAGTATCCAAAAGAGCGTGGTGAAAAGAAACGCGAATTCCATGACGCTGCGTGAAACAACTCGCGCTGAATTTGTCGCGCACATAACTGAGAACAAGGCTGATGCTTTTGCCAAGACTTTCGTGGCGAAAGCAGATATGCAGCAGCAATGGGCATATTGTATCGGATATTGGGAAGGGGCGGCGGATGATGAACTGGCTGGCGCGATCATCACAACTCGCTCAAAGAGAACCCCATATGTTTTCAATCTGCAGTTATTACACACTTTTGCCAAACATCGTCGCAAAGGTGTGGCAAGAATACTCACTCAAGACTCTTTGAATCGTGCACAAGGTCTTGGCACCAGTTACTATCGCGTCTCGGCAGAACCTGATGCAGTCGTATTCTACGAGTCCATGGGATTTAAATTCTTGGGTAAGCAAAAGAGCGGATGCTCTCTGAGCATGTTCAAGATTAATGGCAAGAATTTCGCCGATGGAATCTATGACCTCACCGATCCTGTTATTCTTGGTGCAGTGTATAAGAAGGGGAAGGGTGGGTGTGTAGAAGTTTATTAAAATTGCTGTTTACTCTTGTTGTGAAATAGTCTATACTATATCTGTTGCTACCAATAACGGTGCAATTTTAACCTAATATGGCATAATGTTATTTGCCGAAGGAGTTTGATATGTTGACTAGTAAGAAGTGTTATGTTTATGGTTTCCGTAATATCGAAAACGGAATGATGAATATTGGCTATAAGTCTCCCAAGACTGATAGACCAGATTATATTTCATCGATCAGTAATCCCCAATTCTGGGAAGATTACTATAAAGGAAAAGTTGAAAAGTCTTTGCTGTTTGAAGGCAATGCATTTCAAGATGATCTTGCTCAAACGATTGAGTGGTTTGGTCTTGACTATGGCATGTCTTGGAATAAAAGCAAATTCTATAATAAGTCAAACAACGCTCATTGTGTTGATGAGTCATTACTCACTGTTGAGCATAAACAACTAGTTGTTGATTGGATTGAAGGTCGTTCGAATGGCATTCTGCCTGCAGATCGATTCACTCAAGACAAAGCAACAGTAACGATGATTCATGATGCAATCAAGTCTGGTCATTATAAAGTTGTTCTTGAATCCGTCAAAGTTGTTCACGGATATGAGCGCAATCAGATTCGCGTTGAACAGATTGATGTAAACCATGTTCGTAAGATTAAATCTCGATTTGATCAAAACCCAAAAGATGCTTGGGAATGGTTGCTGAAAGATCCTGTCGTTGTCGTTGTCTCTCGCGCCAAAGACAAAATTGTAAATACAGTTTTGAATGGCAACAATCGCCTTGAAGCAGTATCAAGAACAGCACTGAAGGAAATTCCTGTCGTGTATATTAACGAGACAGAGTTTGGTGCTGACGAAGAAACTCGTCTGTCAAACTATGATCTTTTTGGTATGCTTGAGAACAAGGAAGACTTTGTTGTTCGAAAGACGAATACAGACGCAGACATTAAGCGAAATATCAATAACTTTTTGGTTCGTGAAGAGATTGATCTTTCAGATCCACTGGCAGTTGATAGTGCTCGCGAATTGATCTATGAGCGATTCTCTCTGATTACTGAAGACAAGAAGAAGTTGAATGGTATCTTTCGTTCAATTCTAAATGACTTTGAAACGCAACAAAATGCGTTGAAGTATCAGGATAATCTAATTGCTTATGACGATCATTATCTGAACAACTATAAAGTCAAGAAGTATGAACTCAAAGGCACTGCTGCGATTCATGCGACTGCTTCCAAAGCAGAACATGCCGTGGCTCTTGGTTACATTGTGCACCGTATGTATAATGTGAAGAAAAAGAAAGGCGCGATTGTTCTCTACTTCAAGAACAAGAACGAACTTGCGATTGAAGACCAAGAAAAGCATATTGATAAACTTCGTGATATGATTAACTATATGCAACTTGATATTACTATTGATGTCCTCCCTGCGTTCAACAACTAAAGAGAGGCGTGAACAATTTATACGCTGGTACGCATGGTCGATGAAATTCGGCGATTGCGATCCAGCCGTATGGTGCACAAACTATCTCCACCAGCGATACGAACACAATGACGAAGAAAGACTCTGGTTTGCATGGCTCTATGGTAACACCTATCAATTGCCAACTGCATGGGTTCTGAAAAACGAATTTCCAGATTATGAACTCGCCACTGTTGATCGTATTCGCTGGTGGAATACGCACAACTACAAAAGACTGAGATACCAGACTGATACAAAGTGGAACAAGGGTCATTTGCCAGCCATGTTCGAATCTTATCAAAAATTTATTGGCAAGCGCACACAAAGAGAAGTTTTGGAGGGTTATTATGGAGACAACGAGAAGCAGACTTTCGACAACCTTTGGAATAATCTTAAAGGAAGTCTTTATAAATTTGGTCGTTATTCCACTTGGTTTTATCTTCAGCATCTCTGTCATACTGCTTACATTAAGTGTGTACCTACTAGCCTCATGCTGGACGATTATTCTGGCTCTCGTTCACATCGTAATGGTTTGCTTCTTGCCCTCGGCGAAGATGACAAATACGATAAACCACTTACTGCAGCAGAATATAAGTCTCTTGAGACTAGATCGCGAGACATACTTGAGGAGACAGCATCTAGATACCCCGACCTCTTAAATCAAATTGATTTCTTCACGATGGAAACTTGCCTTTGTTCNNAACAAAGAAAAGTTTACTTCTTATGTGAGAAGTGGTAGAATAGATCGTCTAGATTGGATGTTCTCAGACGAAAAACCAGTACAACAAGGACTAGAAGCATTATGGTAAAAGTGATTGCAATGGGTGGTGAACCAGCAACTGGTAAGACCACTTTGATGTTTAAATTGATATCAATGGCAAATGACTGGAGAGTCGTGAAGCCACAGAAACTTTTAGACGCTATGTATTCCAAGAAATTAAATCTTTATATTCTTGGCAAATACGAAAACGATGGTAATGTATTCCAGGGGACAGATCGTCTGAGTATGGCAGTACAGCCAGATGCTGAGAAGTTCTTCATGGAATTGGATTATGATGGTGAACCTGTGAATGTAATATTTGAGGGTGATCGTCTATTCAATGGCAAAATGCTTGATCAACTTGCTTCTGCATTTCCAAATGATTTCAAAGTGTTGATTCTAAAAGTTAAAGATAACACGTTGGATCAGCGTCACATTGATCGCAAAGACGATCAAGATGATAAATTTAAGAATTCTCGTAAGACAAAAATCTCGAATATCATGGGGTCGTTAACACTCATGGACTATATAGAGACAATGGTCAACGAAAATCTCGATGATCAGGCAAAGATCATTGACTATATTAGAAAATTTTACAACTGGAGTGAATAATTATGCAGTTAGAAGTATCTGTAGAAGAACTACGCAAGAACAAACTCTTTGTCGCAACGCCAATGTATGGTGGTTCGGCTCACGGAATGTATGTTAAGTCTTGCCTTGATCTTCAATCTGTTTGTACGCAATATGGCATTGAAGTTCGATTCTCGTTCATCTTCAATGAATCTCTCATTACTCGTGCTCGTAACTATCTCGTTGATGAGTTCCTTCGCGCAGAAGG